CCTTTTCCATATCTAGTATTGGTTAAATAATCTAATAAGCACCATGCTGGGTTAGTTTGATAAGATGCAGATTGTTCTACTAAACTTGCATTATAAGTTTTAACTTTTTTACCTTGTATTTTAGCTTGTACTTTAGGAACTCCAGTAAATGCGTCAGAGTTCCATTTAAAACGAATTGCTAAATAACATAGACCAGATAATTTATGGTTAGCTGTCCAATTAGTTAATGTTGATAATAATGTTGATGCTGATTGACCATCTGTTCCATAATGTGGTTCTAATCTAATTAAACTTTCAGCACTTGAACCCTCTACAGTTGGGTTAGCTTTATAAAAATTAGCATCTGAACTATCTACTTCTATTTCAGTACCATCAGAAAATCCTGATGCAAATGTAACAACTTTATCATCAACTCTAATTTCTGTAATATCATTGATCTCTCCCTCTGCCATTACGATAGCCATATATAGATAAGTGTTATCTGTTCCTGATGTTTCCATGAATACTCTAGTTCCACCAGTTAATCTTTCTCCATAGATTACAGGAATATTAGAGTCATTGGATTGTTTGTTAATTAATAATCCTCTTTCAAAATCATCAAATGAGTTAGTTCCAAAATCTTCTATTTCAGGAACTTTAGGTCTTAATATCCAAGATAAAAATAAACTTATACCTAATGCAACAAAAGGATTAACTCCAAAAACTTTTAAAACAGGAGATACAACTTTGCCAACAAATTTTTTCCATTTAGCCATTATGCTCTACCCCATTTAATATCTTGAACAGTTTGACTTGCAAAATCCATTCCAACATCTGTACTAAAGAATCTTTTTTGAGATGTATTATTTGTTTTACGACCATTCTTTTTTTCAAAATCTGCCCAATGAGATACAATAGATAAACCAACTACACTTTCTTTTTCTGATTCTTGAATACCAAAACTTTCAATATTTCCTTTATAAAGTAAAAAAGGGTCAGCAATTAAAGTATTAGAATCATTTAAAAAACCTCTATAAATATCAACAGTATCATTCGTAACATTTTCATTTAATACTGTAGAAATAAAAGTTTGATCTGCACCAGATAAACTTAATTCTATTGTAGCTTTTGTTAAATCTGTTTGTTCGCTGTGATTAGATATACCTAATATAAAATCTGATGCTGAATAGGTAACTGATGAGCCTGATACTGATGATGTTAACGAAAAGGAACAATCAGTAATATTAACAGGAGTACTGAACCCAATAGTGATAAGATGTACTGGTCGAATATCATTCGTTGCTAATTCTGTCTTTAATGTCGAAGTTAAGTTTCTCGTCATATTTCTCGTAAGTTGTTCTTAATACTTTCTCGCTATCTTTTACCATAACAAAACTAAAACTTCCATTAGGAATAGTATTATATCTTAAATCATTTTTAGTTTGATCTAATTCAGTTTCATCTACTACTTTTTCAGCAATAAAATCAGCAGTGACCCAATGTTTCACTAAATATTTTGTCATCTATAATGATTCTTCTACATCAAATTCAAATTGATATAAAGCATTACCATCTTTATCTGCACCTACTACTCCAAATTCTTGAATATCGTTATTTAAATAAACAGTAAATGGAACATCATCATATTGAATATCTGATGAAGAAACTGCTGTAGTTAATGGTGGTTCTATTGTAAGAGTTCCAGTTGAAATATCTGATTGATCTTCAACGACCATATAAACTTTAGAATGATTAGCAAACTTAATAAAATCTCCAGCTTTTAATGTGCCAGTTCCAGTTCCACCAATTGTAATAGATGTAGCACCAGCACTAGCTGTTCCAGTTGGTGTTCCACTAGCTGTACCTCTAGCATCTTCGACTTCTGGTGGGATTATTGTAAAATTTTCTTTGCCTGATCTTTGTTTAATTATAAATGCCATTAATTCTCCATAAACATCAGATCGTTTAGCTGTAATTATTCTAGCAGTAAATCCCCATCTTTGACCATCTATTTGTCTTGCAAGTTTTTTACCCGAAACAGATTTAGAAATAATAGTATTTTGGATTGACTTTATTCCTAAAGATTGAAATTGAGCAGTTGATATTGGAAATGAACCTGACATTAAATTATACTTCTTGCTCCTCTCTCATTAACAGCAGAATTAATTAATTGAGTTATAGTTCCTCTTGATCTAACTAATAATTCTTCAAAACCTGAAGCATCTACTGTATTAATATTAAAATTAACTGTAGTTTGTCCACCATTAGTTCCTCGAGCATTTTGAGTAATTTGTCCTGTTTGATTAGGCACAAATAATTCTGGCCCTCTTTCCCCCACCATTATTGGTTTTCCTTTTGATACTGTTCCACCATTAGCAAAAAATTTTAAAGATGAACCACCACCGCCACCACCCATTGCCATTAAAATTGCTTGAAGTGCTATTTGTTTTTTCAAAGAACTATTTTGATGATTAATTGCATCTACTTTTTCTTTTTCTCTATTTAATAAAAATTCATCAATAGTTTTTTCTACTAATTTTAAAGTGATTCTTTCTATTGTTTTAGCAACTATATCTACTAATAAACTTTGTGCTAATTCTCTAAAGTTTTTATTTAAACTTTTACCTAATACTAAAGATTCAGCAAGTGATTGTGAGAATTTAGAAGTAGCATTATTAATACCAGTAAATAATTCATTAGATAAACTATATTCATCATTAGATTTTTTAATTTTTTCTAATACTTCTTCTAATGCATCTTTTTGATTAATTACATTACCTTTAGTTCTAATAATGGCATCTTCATAAAATTTATAAGTTTTAATAACATTTTTTTGTTGTCTATTTAATTCTAAAAATTGTCCAGCAAAATCAACTTGACCTTTTGCAATAAGCATTAATCTATCATTATAAATATCTAGATTTTTAATAGCTTGTTTTAAATCTGCTTTATTTAGTTCTTTAATATCATTTGCAAGAACTCCAAATGGGTCAACTTTATCTAAATTACCACCTAGATCAATTACAGTTTTATCAATATCTTCTAATTGTTTTTTTAAATCTTCAAGGCTAGGTGTACTATCTTTAATTTTTTTAGATAAATTATCGAGTGAATCTGAAATACTAATAATACCTCTTGCTAATTTATTTGCTAATCCAGTAGCTTCATTAAATGTTCCAGCAAGATTCAAAAAACTATTTTTCAATCTAGTTGTAGCTTGACCTATAGTTGGAGATAGTTGTTGAAATTTTTTATTAATATTATCTGTTTCTTTTAATAAAGCTGTTGCAATAATATCTGATGTGATTTTACCTTCAGAACCTAGTTTTTTTAATTCTCCTCTAGTAACACCTAATTCCTTTGCAAATATATCTAATAATGGTGGAATGTTTTCAGATATACTTCTAAATTCATCTCCTTGTAATCTTCCAGATGCGAAAGCTTGAGATAACTGTAGAATACCAGAACTAGCTTGAATAGAACCTACTCCAGCAATACCAATAACTTTGTTAACATTTTCTGTAATAGTTGCTAATTCTTTACTGCTTAAACCTAAATTTTTAGATTGTAATGCAAGTTTTTGATAAAGTTCTACTGTTTCAGAAAAACCTCCTCTAGTTCTTCTTGCTATTTCAAATAATTCACTTTGAACTTTATTTAATTCAAGTGTTGAGTTTGTAACTAATTTTAATCTGTTTTGTAAATTTTGAAATTCATTAGATAGATTAAAAAATTGTTTTACAACTATAGAAGAACCAATAGCAATTAAGGCATTTTTTAAATTAAATACAGAAGATTTAGTTTTAGTTAGATTATTATTTAACTTTCCAAGTGCTTGTTGAGATTTATCTCTTGCTATTATATCTATTTTAATATCTGCCATTATTTAAACCTTTTCGCTTCTGTTAATGCTTTGTTAGTTTTATACTGATCTTGTTCCTTTTTCAAGTATGCTAACCAAAGATTATAATGACTTAATGGCATTTCTAAAACTTTTTTTATAGGAAGTTTTAGTCTATCAGCGACAACTAATAAGTTCTTAGTATCAGTGTCGCTATCTACTTTTTTTCAGCATCTTCGTAAAAAGTGCCTTCTAAAATTTTATTTGCGATATTACCAATAACTTGAACATCTGCTCTTTTCTTTAATGCAAATTTATCTTCTGGTTGAAAAGCTTTGACTAATTCGCCTTTCTCATTTTTAACTAACAGCTTCATCACTAACAAATCAGCTAAAATACTTGAATCGTTTGAGCCAGAAGTTTTTAGAGCAAGTTTATTTTTTTCTTCAAGAGTAATTGGTTCACAATAAAAGACAGATGGATTACCATTCTCATCTTTCCATTGTTCTACTTCGATTATAATATTTTCAATACTATCAAAATGAGATTTAACTCTATCTATAACTGACATAAATTATATTAGACAGTTCCTACAGTTAAAGCACCAGTTCCTTGAAAAGTTATACTTCTAGAAACAACTCCATCTAATGTTGAGTTAATAGACATTCCAGTAACAATTCCAGTTCCAGAATAACTAGCATCTCCTGCAGTATCTCCTTCTGGAAGTAATGTAAAAGTCAAAGATGAACCAACTGTACATTCTTCTTGTGAAGTATCAGTTTCGTCAAAATGACATTCTATTGTTCCTGAAAATGAAGTTCTGCCAGCTAAAAAAGTTTTTGCTGAATCTGATAATGCAGTATCTTCAACTACATCTGCTGTTGTTTCTAAAGTGAACGAAGTGACTTCGCCAGTAGTGTTAGCTCCAGTCTTTACTACGCCCTCTTTTCCGTGATGAGTAGCCATAATTTTTCTCCTTTAATTCTTCTTGTTGTATGGTTTCTTTAGTTGTCTTATATCCAAGTTTTTCATAATGAGCAAGATTATTTTCATTAATAATTATCTCATCATTACCCTTATACATTTTAATATCTTTAGCCATAATATATTATAAATTATTTATTCTTCATCTTCAAGTTCATCATCTTCAAAATCATCTAAATCCTCAATATCTATTCTATTTTCTATTTCTTCTAATTCATTTGAGATTTCAGAACATAAAGAACTTATTTTATCGTTAAATTTTTCTATTTGTTCTATTTTTTTGTAAATCTTATCTAATTTATTAGCCATTATGCAGTTCCAGATTGATGTTCATAAATTACTCTTACTACCATTGTTATAGCACCATAAGGAAATAAAGTTCCAGCATCAGTTTCTATGGAGATAACTTCAGTATCTAAAGCATTGCCATTTCTAGTAATATCTTCTTCTAATTTATTTTCTATAGCTTCTGCTAATTGATTTCTAGCAGTATCAATGTTAGATTCAGTTCCTTTAGTAAATCCAGATATTAAAAATTCTAAAGTTGCAATTCTAGTTCTAGCACCACCACCTAATTCTTGATCTTCTTTTGTTTCTTCTTGAGTTTGAACTAATACTGCTGGATATTGCTGTTCAGATAATTCATCTAAAGGAAAAGGTTGTCTAGTAGCTTTTTTAATTACTGGACTACTAATAGCTTGAATTGTGGTTAAAATGTGACTAGCAATATCTTCTCTTTTACTCATATGTTTAAACCTCTAATTTGTTTTTCAATATATTTAGCGAAATTCTTTTGTATAACTTTTTTTAACTTAGTATCAAAGCCAAAAAATTTTCTTTTAGGTAATTTACCAGTACCAGTTTGATGATACAAAGCTTTTTCTGCTTCATATTGACTTCTAAAATAAACACTAACTCTATTTTTAGAAATAGTTTTAGTAGCAATATTTTGCAACATCTTATTAGTATCTTGTAAATCTACTCTAGTTTTATTTTTTAATTTTGAATAAGCTTCAGAATAAGGAACAAATCTTTTTCTTTGAAAATCTAATCCAGATGAAGTTCTTCTAATAATAACTTCTTTTAAATTTTCTCCAGCTTGTTCTAATCCTCTAGTAATTATTCCAGGTAATTTATTTAAAAATTTAGAATATCTGCTTTGAACATTTTTAATATTAGTATTTAGTTTTATATCTAAAGCCATTATCTGACCAATCGTCTAAATCCATGTAAAGGTTCTCTTTCATTTACAGAGATAGTTTGATTAGCATCAGTATCATATTCAACACCATCTTCTAAAATCATTCTCCATTCTAGATTATATTGGCTCATATAATATTCTGCCATTCTTTCAAATCTGTCTTTATCAGCTTCTGGTCTAAATTTACTTAATGCTGGTAAAAAAAATCTTCCAAGAAATAAATAAACTCCCGCTCTTTCAAATTGATCTAGATTAACTTTTGTATTAACCATCTCTGCTGTATTTAAAACTGTAATATCAGTAAATACATTCTGTTTATAAACTGGCCACCATTCTATTCTTAATTGTCTAAAAATATCATTTGTAGTTTGTGCAAAGAAATTAACTGCTTCTGTGTCAGTTGATGCAATACCAAACTGAAAAGCATCAGGTTGATATTTAGTTACATCGCTTGCAGTTATTACATCAGCACCAGTATAATTAGCCATAACTTACTTCCAAATTAAATAAACTATTAAACAAGCTAAAGGA